GGACTTACGGTGAATGGCCCTGCGCTGAGATCGAACTTTCCGCAGCAGAAGGCTACCATTTTTCCAGACCAAACCGCCGTACCTTCTCATTGTCCGGCTGCAATGTCCAGTATAAAAGCTCAGAGATTGACAGCGACGGAAGCACACTGATCCTTCAGGTTTATTTATCCCGCATCGGCGGCCAGCTCCCTAAGATCACAGATCTGTCCTGGAGCGGAAAAAATGCCGTATGGGACAATATCGAAGGATGTGACGGCTATGAAGTCTGCCTGAAAAAAGACGGAAAAACCCTTGTAACTGTCACCTCCAAAGGAACCTCCTATGATTTTTCCGACTATATCAACAATGCCGGCTCCTATGTCTTTACGGTCCGCGCCGTAAGCACCTACGGCAGCCAGAACAGCAGCTGGTCTGCCGGTTCAGAGCCTTACATCCTTTCTGTAGAGGACGCATGGTACAGCGACAATGGAAACTGGAAAAAAACTGGAAATAAATGGCGTTTTGTATACAAAGATGAGTCCTACCCTGCCTGCAGCTGGCGGGAGATCAAAGAAAAATGGTATTACTTTGACGGAAACGGCTACATGGTAACCAACTGCTACGTCAAAGCACTTGGAGAAAACCTGTACTACTGGATCAGCGAAGATGGTGTATGGGATGAAAATGAAACCACCGCAACGCCAAACCGGGCAAGGTATCTGGTTTATTGACCTGTTGTTATTTTGTAAAATCCAGGTGGATCTGGTATCTGATCCGGTCAATATCTTATACTTTGGGAGTATCCTAAAGTTTGTGTAAACCTCCAAACTGATGTAAGATAAAATTACTCAGTTTGGAGGTTATTTTTATGGCAAGAAGAAAAGACAGCCCACAAAAAGCTGCAATGAGAGAAATGATGCGTGACTATCTGAAAAATAATGATATCAGCATCAAAGATGGCACCGATGTTAACAGCATCATGCGTGACATGATGTCTGTCATTTTGGAAGGTGCTTTGGATGAAGAACTGGATGAAGAATTAGGATATTCCAAGTATGACTATCGAAACAAAGAAACAGACAATAGTAGAAATGGACATTCCAGCAAAACCATGCACACCAGTTATGGAGATATGGATGTGGCAATCCCAAGGGATCGTAATGGTGATTATGAACCTCAGCTGATTAAAAAATATCAGAATACCGTAACTCAGGACATGGAAGAAAAAATACTTTCCATGTATGCCAAGGGAATGACAACTGGAGACATTGAATCCCACATGCGTGAATTATACGATATTGATATTTCTGACAGCACAATCAGCCGGATCACAGACAAAATCCTGCCGATTGTAAAAGAATGGCAGGAACGCCCTTTGGAAGAAGTGTATGCTGTAGTATTTATGGATGCAATCCACTATCACGTCCGCAGTGAAGGACGTATTGTAAAACGTGCGGTTTACATTGCCCTTGGTATCGATATGAATGGGAAAAAAGATGTTCTTGGAATGTATGTTGGAGAAAACGAAAGTGCAAAGTTCTGGCTTTCTATCATGAATGGATTAAAAAACAGAGGCGTTGAGGATATCCTGATTGCATGCGTTGATGGTTTAAATGGATTTCCACAGGCAATCGAGGCTGTTTATCCAAAAACAGAGATTCAGCAGTGTATCATCCATCAGATCCGTAATTCAACGAAGTTTGTTTCATACAAAGACATCAAAAAACTGATGGCTGATCTGAAGCTTGTATATGCAGCTCCGACGGAAGAAACCGCTTTAAATGAACTGGAACTGTTCAAGGATAAATGGGATTCCAAGTACCCAAAAATCTATAAATCCTGGCATGATAATTGGGCAACCCTGTCCACTTATTTCAAATATCCGGAGGCAGTAAGACGGCTGATTTATACCACAAATGCCATTGAAGGATTCAACCGCCAGCTCCGGAAAGTGACTAAAAGCAAGGCGGTATTTCCGTCGGATGACAGCCTTTTGAAAATGCTGTATCTGGCAACCATGGATATCACGAAAAAATGGACCGGACACAGGCAGGACTGGGGACAGATCCATTCCCAGCTTGAAATTTATTTTGAAGAACGTCTGGCAGGGCGGAACCTGTAAAGCAGTCAATTTTAGGCAGGTTTTATTGACATGCCTAAAAACTTGAATAATCCGGGGTGAAATCCATCGCCTGTCCGGTGCATGGAAATCACTATTCCGTTTTATTGGAAATCGCGATTCTGCTAAGCAGGAAATCATTTTATTTCTAATTCCTTATAATGAAGATATGCACCCTATGGTGTAAATTCATTACAAGGAGGTCACGATTATGACCAAATATCGAGAAATCATCCGGCTTACCGGATTGGGCTTCTCTCAACGTAACATCATGGCAAGCTGTGGTGTTGCACAGAAAACTGTAGTCAAAGTTCAAAAGCGTGCTAGAGAATTAAACCTTTCCTGGCCACTTGATGAATCCATGACGGATGTTGAACTTCAAAGGCTTATGTTTTCCAAGGATAGTTCAGTATCACAAAACAAGCGTATGCCAGACTACGACTACATCCACAAAGAACTGCTCCGCAACGGAGTCAGTAAAAAGCTCCTGTGGACTGAATACATGGAGGACTGTCGTGCCAACGGCGATGATCCGCTCATGTATTCTCAATTCTGCTATCACATCCAGCATGATGAGCAGAAACGGCGTGCTACCATGCACATCAACCGTAAACCCGGTGAGCAGGTCGAAGTTGATTGGGCAGGGGATCCTGCAACGATCATTGACCCGGATACCGGTGAAATCCTAAAGGCTTACATATTCGTAGGTGTAATGACTTACAGCCAGTATGCGTATGTAGAAGCCTTTCTGGATATGAAGCAGAAATCATGGATCACTGCTCATGTCCATATGTACGAGTTTTTTGGCGGTGTTGCTAGAATTCTCGTACCGGATAACTGCAAGACAGCAGTTGTTCACAATGGCGGATGGAAAGATCAGCAGATTAATGAAACCTATCAGGAAATGGCTGAACACTATGGTACAGCCATCATCCCTGCTCGTGTCAGGACACCAAAGGATAAGCCGAATGCTGAAGGAACAGTAGGAAATATTTCCACCTGGATAACAGCAGCACTCCGGAATGAACAGTTCTTTTCTCTTGCCGAATTAAATCGTGCAATCAGAGAAAAACTGGAACAATTCAATCAGAGACTCTTTCAAAAGAAAGAGGGCAGCCGGTTGGACTTA